CGGGAAACTAGCAATCGACGGAGTCAAAGCCGCCATCGAAGATGAAGCCGCGCAATTAAAACTCGCCAACGCTCTCAAAGCTTCAACAGGTGCGACAGAAGATCAGATCGCTTCCGTTGAAGCACAGATTCTCAAAATGTCTCTCGCAACTGGAACGGCAGACGACAAGCTTCGTCCAGCTCTTCAACGTCTTACACTTTCAACAAATGACATCACAAAGGCGCAAGATCTTCTCAGTCTTGCTCTTGACATTTCTACATCAACGGGAAAGCCATTAGAAGCCGTCGCGAATAGTCTAGGAAAAGCCTACGATGGAAATACGGCGGCGCTTGGAAAACTCGGACTAGGATTATCAGCCGCCGAATTAAAGACGATGACTTTCGACCAAGTAACGCAAGCTCTTACCAAAACATTCGGCGGATCCGCCGCCGCTAACGCGGAGACTTACGCAGGAAAAATCGCAAGAATAAAAGTCGGATTCGATGAAGCAAAAGAATCACTCGGAACGGCTCTTCTCCCTACTCTTGGAAAACTTACCGACTTCATTAACGACGTAATCGTTCCGGCATTTTCATCGCTTATCGCCGGACTTAGTGGCGATCAAGGAGTAAAGAAAGGTTTATCGGGAGCAGACTTAGCGGCGTTCAATATGGGCGAGACTCTCAGGTCATTAGCGAAATCAGTCGGCAATCTTTTCACAATTTTCAATGATCCGAACAATACCGGATCCGGTTCGGGCTTAGCTAGACTCATCGGCTGGATCGATACCATTGTCGGAGCACTTGAAAATCTTATTGGATTTCTGGGATACACATTGTCGCTCTTGAAGATTCTTTCTGATCCGCGTAATTGGACTAAATCAATGACAGAGACACAAGCTCTCGCGTCTAGCATGATGAAAGGCTTGACAAAGGTTCCCGATCAAACGCCTACGCAAGAAACAATCCGTGGACAAGTAAAAACAGTCACTCCGCAAACAATGAACGTTCCATCGACTTCGGGCGGCGGCGGTGGAACGGGAACAACCGGATCCGGAGCTACTGGAACCGGAGCTGGCGGCGGATCGGCGGTCAATGGAATTCCAGTCGGCGGATCCGGAACAATTAACGACATTACTAACGTTCCAGACTTTTCCAACGTCGGCGTTACGGGAGCCGCCGTGGGCGGTCAAGTAATTAGTTACGGACAAAAATTTCCAATAGCTCCGGCGGTTCCGGACTTCTCATCGCTTGGAATGACGGGAGCCGCCGTGGGCGGTTCGGTGGTCAATTTCGGACGAACGCTTCCGGACTTCTCCAACGTTGGCGTTACAGGTGCGGCAATCGGTGGCACAGTAATCAATCTCAACGTGAGCGGTGCTATTGATCCAGAAGGCACAGCCCGAACAATCGTGGACACGTTAAATAATTCTCTTTTCCGTGGAACCGGTGGCGCTAATAACTTACAGCTTGCTCAATTCTAATGACTAATTGGGCTCCAGTCTGGCGCGTTAAGATAAACTCAATCGCTTACACAGACGTCATTCTTGCCGATCTCAACATCACGTCCGGACGCACAAATATCTACACGCAAGCACAAGCCGGATATGCCACGGTTCGGCTCATCAATCTTGATCTATCCGCCGTCATTGTCGAAATCAATGATTCGCTCACTATCGAATTACAAGATACTTCCGCGACGTTCGTGCCGATTTTCGGCGGATCCGTGGTCGATATTGGCGTTACGGTGTCACAGGTCGGCTCGGTAGCAATTACTCAAACCGTCACAATCACGGCTCTGGGAGCCCTAGCAAGGCTTCAAAAGGCACTCACAGACGGAGTCTTGACACAGGATTTCGACGGCAATCAGATCCTTACAATTCTCACCGATCTTCTCATCAATAACTGGCAAGAGGTTCCCGGAGCTCTCACGTGGGCGACCTATGATCCGACCATCACGTGGGCGAACGCCGAGCAATCCGGGCTCGGTGAAATTGACACGCCGGGAGATTATGAGCTCGCTCAACGAGCTTCTAATCGAGTCGTTATGTATGACCTAATTTCGGCGTTAGCTACGTCCGGATTCGGTTACATTTACGAAAACGCACAAGGTCAAATCAGCTATGCCGATTCGACTCACCGATCTCAATATCTGGCGGCGAATGGCTTTATAGATCTTACAGCTAATCAGGCGCTCGGTACGGGAATCGCTACTATGACCAGAGCAGGAGACGTCCGAAACGACATAACGATTCAATACGGTACAAACTCTACAAGAGAAGTCAGCGACACGGATCCGGTCTCAATCGAGTTATATGGAGATCTTGCTCAAATTGTAACGACAACAATTAAACATCAAGCCGACGCAGAAAGTCAGGCGGCATTCTATCTAGAGCTTCGCGCCTATCCATTAGCAATTCTTCAATCCATAACGTTCGCATTGACAAATCCAGAGCTCGACAATGGCGATCGTGACTCTCTTATCAATATCTTCATGGGCGCTCCGATTAACCTTATGGATTTACCTATAAACATGAACTCCGGATCCTTTCAGGGCTTCGTGGAAGGCTGGCGGTTTCAAGCTTCCTACAATGAACTTTCGCTCACTCTCATCATGTCTCCATTCGCATATTCGCTTCGTGCGATGAAGTGGCTTGACGTGAGTGTCGTCGAAAGATGGAACACTATCTCGCCTACACTTGACTGGGAACACGCCCTAGTCGTGGCATAAGGAGAAAAAATGGCTAATCCAACAACTAACTTCGGCTGGGTTATGCCGACGGCAACCGATCTCGTCACCGATCTTCCGGCAGATTTCAACACGTTCGGTCAAGGCGTCGATACGACAATGGCAGAGCTCAAAGGCGGAACAACTGGTCAAGTACTTTCCAAAACTTCTAATACCGACATGGACTTCACATGGATCGCCGCAAATCCGGGAGACATCACAGGCGTCACGGCTGGCACAGGTATTTCAGGCGGTGGCACATCGGGAACCGTAACCGTCACTAACGACATGGCGACAACAATAACAACGGCTGGCGACTTAATTAAAGGAACAGGTTCAGGAACTTACAATCGTCTCGGCATTGGATCCACTTCACAGGTGCTCACCGTTGTCGCAGGTGCGCCAGCGTGGGCAACGCCGTCGGCAGGTGGCGCAACTTTCGTCGGTTGCTCATTGTATAAATCGGCAAACGCTTCCATAACAAACGCAACGGACACAACGGTCACTTTTAACTCCGAAAATTACGACACCGACGGATTTCACGATACGGCAACAAATGCCGAAAGAATAACAATTCCTGCTGGCAAAGGCGGCAAATACTTAATTACAGCCAAAATTACTTATGCTTCAAATACAACGGGAATTCGTGGAATTTATCTTTACAAAAATGCGGCGGTATTCTTGACCTACAATTCTGGGAATTTACAAGTAAGTGGCGAATGTAACGTTTTGCTTTCTTATGTGGTAAGTCTTAATGCGACAGATTATGTGTACTTCCAAACTTATCAAAATTCAGGCGGCGCATTAAACCTTAATGGTGGATCAGAATTGACCACTTTCCAAGCCTCGTATTTAGGAGCCTAACAATGATTCAATTTACACAGCCAAAATCACTCAATGGCGCACAGCTTGTCGAAGAGTTAGAAACGGCAGGAGTCGCCGTTACAGGTCGTCCGTCTATTGATGGCGATGGTGTTCTATGGCTTAACGTTCCAACGAAAGACAAAGCTAAAGCGGAAACAATCGTAGGAGCGCACGTTGGTATAGATCAGACGTCAGCTATCGAAGCTCAACGCGCCGCACTACTGGAACGCTTAGGCATTACAGCCGATGAAGCGAAATTGCTCATCGGATAATGACAAAAGCGCCGAAAGGCACACTTGCTCGAATCATTGAAGAAGCTATTAAGCACATCGGCTACGTGGAAATTCCGGACAATGTCACAATTTTCGGACAGAGAATGGGAGCCAACGGAAAGCCGTGGTGTGGATCATTCTTGAACACGATAGCTCTTGACGCTGGCGTCTCGGTTCCCAATGTGGTCGGCACAGTCGCCGGATCCGAAAGCTTCAAAAGACTCGGTCAGTGGCACTTGGAACCTAAAGTCGGCGATTTCGCATTCTTTGATTTTACACGCGACAAAGTAGTCAATATCCAGCATGTAGGAATTGTTGTAAAAGTAGGATCTAAGACTGTCTGGACAATCGAAGGCAATACGGCAAACAAATCCGGATCACAAAATAACGGCGGAATGGTGCTTGTCCAGACACGCCGAATCAATGCGCCGGAAAGCTTCATCTGTGGTTATGGACGTCCACGCTATGATGACCATACGGGAGCGTTGCCTATCATTCCGCCACCGAAGGAGCTCTCATGAATAAACTTAAAGCAATCGGCGCGTCATGGCTTAGGTCATTCCTAGCCGCCGCACTAGCTACATACAGCATTCAGGGATTAAATTACGAAGCCATGCTTACTTCCGGCGTCGCGGCACTTCTTCCAGTCGCACTCCGTTATCTCAATCCGAAAGATTCCAGCTTCGGCATTGGTTCATAATGGACGGGCAACAGATCGGCGCTATTGCCGGAGCCGTGGCGACCGTTCTCGTTGCTTTTTTCGCTGGCGTCCGATCTATTGTCCGAGAGCTAAAGCCTAACGGCGGAGCTTCTTTCCGTGATTCCATTGATCGGCTTGAAAAGCGCGTGGACGAGATTTATAGCTTGCTTATTAAAGGTTAGACACGCCGAGAATTAAGCGAGGTTCTTGACTATGTCGGTGCTACTGGTCAAACTCTATTCGGGAGCAACGACAAGGCTTCCACGGGAGCAAAAATGGATCTATGGTTTTTATTACTTATCGGATTATCTTTATTCTGTACGGCAATCAGCTTCTATTCCATCGGATACAAAGATGGTAAGCGTCAAGGTTACACACGCGGTCGTTCGGTTAGCCGTCACGTAAGCAACGGCGAGGCGAAACTATGAGTAATTTCCTAGAAGGATACGAGGACGTCAATGCTCGAATTACACGATTCCATCAAGAATTCCCTACAGGACGACTCATCTCATACATCGAGGACATCGACGTCGTCAAAGGTTATATTCTCATCAAGGCGGAAGCGTTTAAGACTTACGAGGATCTCTATCCATCGGCAATCGATTACGCATTCGAGGCACGATCAGATCGTGGCGTTAATCTTCACTTCTGGGTGGAGAATGCCGTCACGTCTGCCATTGGTCGCGTCATTGGACTTCTTACGCCGAGTCAAGCTCGTCCGACTCGTCAGGACATGGAAAAGGTGGAACGGTTAAGCGCCGCCGACGTACAAGCTAACATCGAAAAGCCCGATCTCTGGAATACCAAATTCCCGGCTCACGAAGAGAGCATTACAACACTCGGACAAGCTATGGAAAACATCGAATCCGCGATGGGCGGTGAAATCTTCGAACATGCGCCATTGTGTCCACATGGTCACATGATCCTTAAAGAAGGCGTGTCGCCGAAAAACAATAAGCCCTATCACGGCTACACATGCTCGGAAAAGGTGAGATCTAAACAATGTCCGGCGGTCTGGTATGACTTGACGCCGACTGGAAAATGGATCAAACAATAATGGGATACGTGGAATTTCGACGTGGAAACAAAGTGATATCCATAGTCGAAGGCAACGAATACATACGAGTGGAGCCGATATGCGATGAGTGTCTGGAATCTAAGCCGCAAGGCGGCGGCAAGAAGATTCGGATCAATCACGCGGACGAAGAATCGGTCATGTGGTTCTGTGCCGACTGTCTAGAAAAACATCTCGCGCGATGATCAGCCAAGCCGACGAGTGGTATATCCATCAAGAAGCTCTTCACGTCTATTTCAATCACGATGGAATTCTAGGTAGTGAGCCGCGCTATAACTCACGTCTAAACTCGCATGAGCGAATTGCCGAACTTGCCGAATCCTTTACAGCCGAACTCGTCGTCGCCAGATACTTCGGACTTGACTATGACGTCACCATTAACAAAGCCAAGCGCCAAGCCGACGTCGGCGTCGGTCTAGAAGTCAAGTGGACGTCATACGATCAAGGTCATCTCATCGTGTATCCCAATGATCGCGATGGTGACGTGGCAATTCTGGTCACGGGAAAGTCGCCCATCTATCGGATCGCCGGTTGGATCCCGGTTGGCATGGCTAAGGTCAAGCGATACGCCAGAGTCGGTCAAGACTCATGGTGGATCACACAAGACAATCTCAATCCCATCGAGAATCTATTAGGGAGCCAATATGGAAACCTTGTCCGCGCCGTGTCGAGCCTGTAAGGCGATCACT